ACAAAATTTAAGTAAACAACAAAAAGTAGCTTTAGGTTTAGTAGATAGCTTTAACTATGACTTTAGTTCTTTACAAGACCAAGAGGGTTTATTAAGCTATTTAGCTTACGAATGGCACGACGAAAAATTTGAAGAGTATAGACAAGCGTGGATGACTTTAAACGACGAGTACAAGCATAACGGTAGCTCTGTTTTAAGATACGACGATGTTTCTGGTGATGTAGATATTTTAAACGAGATTAAAGTAAAAGCTGAAGAGTTAGGTTTAGATGCAAACGATGTTTACGACCAATGGGACGACCATATGCAAGCGTTAGAGTCTATAAAAGAGGCTGACGACCAATACCAACGTAACGAGCAACAGTTTAACGATTGGAGTTAATAATTAATAAATAATAAATATGAAAGCAACAGAAATGTTATCGCAAATTAAAGCTATGCTAGGTGCTAAACTAAACTTAGCGCAAGCGACTTTAGAAGACGGTACTACAGTTATAGAGGCTGAGACTATGGAGGCAGGACAGCCAATTTTTATAGTGTCAGACGACGAACGTATTGCCTTGCCTGTAGGTGAGTACACAACTAGCGAGGGTCAAATTATTGTAGTAGCTGAAGAGGGTGTTATTGCAGAAATCAAAGACGCTTTAGAAGACGAGGCTAAAGAAGAAGAGCCTAAAGAAGAGCAACTAGAAGAAGAGGTATCTGTAGAAGTACCTGAGGGTGCTGTAGAAGAGGTGTCTACTATTATCGAGTCTGTAGTAGAGGTTATTGCGCCAATTATCGAAGAGGTAAAAGAGCAAGTAGAAGAGTTGAAAAGAAAAATGAGCGAAATGGAGGACAAAAAAGAAAAAATGTCTAGCCAAAAACCGGCTCGTAAACCTATGAAACATAATCCTAACGTAAAAAAATCTGAGCCTACAAATTTATACGGTCAGAATTATAATTTTAACACAACAAAAGACAGAGTATTTAACAGAATATTCAAAAAGTAAACTTTTTTTTTAAAAATTAATAAAATGAAAAAAACACAATTAAGAGAAATCACAGGTAACGGTTCAGTAGATAGTATCACTACTAGTTATGAGGGACAATTTCTAGGCGAAATAATCTCAGCATCACTTTTAAGTGGAGACACTATCGACAAAGGTGGTATTACAGTTAAGCCAAACATTGCTTACAAAGAAGTAGTAAAAAAATTAGACTCTACAGGAATTATTGGAGATGCAACTTGCGACTTTACAGTAACAGCAGACCAAATCACTTTAACTGAGAGAGTTTTAGAGATTGAGCCATTTCAAGTAAATTTACAGTTATGTAAAAAAGACTTTTTATCTGACTATTTAGCGTTAGATATGGGGGCTAGTGCATACAAAAATTTACCAAACTCATTTGCAGATTACTTAACAGCGCACGTATCGTCAAAAGTAGCTGAAAAAACAGAGCAAAATATTTGGGGTGGAGTTAATGCTAACGCAGGTGAATTTGACGGTTTAACTACTTTAATGTCAGCAGATGCAGACGTGGTAGATGTACCAAACGTAACAGAAACAGCTTTTAGTTCAGATACTATTATCGCTGAATTAGGAAAGGTAGTAGACTCTGTAAGTGGTTCTTTATATTCTAAAGAAGACCTACATATCTATTTACCAACGGTAGCATTTAAAAGCTATGTAAGAGCCTTAGGTGGTTTCGTAGCAAATACAGGTGCTAACGGTGTTGATAATAAAGGTTCTATGTGGTATGACAATGGCGCATTAACTTTTGAGGGTATTAAAGTGTTTAAAGCACCTGGTATGCCAGCAAATCATATTGTATGTGCTGAGAAGTCAAATTTATTTTTCGGAACAGCTTTAGTGAACGATATGAACTCAGCTAAGGTTTTAGATATGTCAGATTTAGACGGTTCAGATAATGTACGTATCGTTTTAAGATTTCAGGCAGGCGTGCAGTATGGCGTTTCTCAAGACATAGTACTTTATACTTTAGCAGTATAGTAAATTAATAAATATTAAAATTAAAGGGTAGGTAAGCCAATGAGCCTACCTCCCTTTTTTTGTTTAACTTAAAATATAAAATAAAATGAGTTGTAATTCATTAAGTATTGGACGTACTTTACCTTGTACTAGTTCGGTAGGTGGAATTAAGGCTTTCTACGTAGCATCTTATGGTACGCTAGGAGACTTAACAGTAAGCGCTACTACCGGAGAGTTAGAGTCTATAACCGGAACTCCGGCATTATATAAATATGAAGTAGAGGGTTCTAACGGTCTAGAACAAGCTGTAACGTCGTCAGCAGAAAATGGTAGTATTTTTTACGACCAAACATTAACAGTAACATTAAAAAAATTAGATAAAGCTACTCAGTTTGAGTTACAAAGTTTATTAAAAGCTAGAACGCATATTTTTGTAGCTGACTATAACGGTAACTACTTTTTAATGGGTGCTACTAACGGTGTGCAAAGTTCAGGAGGTAGTATTACTACAGGGCAAGCGTATGGTGACTTGTCAGGTTTTTCAGCATTAACTTTTAACGCTCAAGAGACATTACCGGCTTACTTTACAGCTGAGTCAATTATCACAGCTAACGAAGAGTCTACACAAATAGAGCCGGCATAACAAAGGGAGTATAGTTATATAGTATGTTAGGTTATAAGAGAGGGCGCAGAGATGCGCTCTTTTTTTATGCAAAAAAATATAAAATAACGTTATATATATATGAAAGTATTAAAACCTACTACTGACTCGCAAAGTTTTTACTTTATACCTAGAGATTATAATTTAGATGTTTCTATAGACTTTAGAGACGAAGAGACAAATCAAGTTGTCACGTATAGTCCTACAGTAGAAAAAGTAAACGATTATATAAAAGTTACTGATGTGTTTGATTTAAACGAAAGTCGTTTTTACGATATATCTGTTTATGAAAATATAGGTGATAGGATAGTATTTAGAGATAAAGTATTTTGTACAGCGCAGGAAATAAACCAAAACGAAAATAAAGCGTACACGATAAATAAAGATGTATATAAAGAAGACGAAAGTTTTAATAATGATTATATAGTAATATGAAAAACGTAAATAAAAAATCTAAAAACACTACAGGTAGTTTAAAATTTGTAGGTTTAAATACTTATACGTCGCCTGACATAGTAGAGGACAAAAATAAAGAGTGGGTCAAATATGGCTCAGATAATAATTACTTTAACTTTTTACTAGATTTATTTAACGGTTCGCCAACAAACTCAGCGTCTATAAATGGTATTGCTCAGTTAATAGCAGGTAGAGGTTTAGATGCTACAAACAGTAATAAAAAGCCTAACGAATACGCTACTATGAAAAAGCTATTTAAAGACGAATGTCTAAAAAGAATAGCTATAGATTTAAAACTTTTTGGTAACGCTAGTTTACAAGTTATATATAACGACGATAGAAGTCAAATAGTACAAGTAGAACACTATCCGGTTGAAACGTTAAGGGCTGAAAAATGCAATGAAGAGGGCGATATAGAGGCATATTACTACGCACCTAATTGGAGTGATGTAAGAGACGTAGAAGACACTAAAAGAATACCGGCTTACGGTTTTTCAAATGAGCCTATAGAGATACTATATATTAAACCTTATAGGTCAGGTTATTATTACTATAGTCCTGTAGATTACCAAGGAGGTACGCAGTATATAGAAATGGAGTCTGAGATAAGTAATTTCCATTTAAATTCACTACTAAACGGTATGGCACCGTCACTATTAATGAATATGAACTCCGGAATACCTGACGAGGATACTCAAAGAGAAATAGAGAGTAAAATATATCAAAAATATACAGGTACTAGTAATGCCGGACGTATAATTTTAGCTTTTAATAATTCAGCTGACGAGCAAGCTACGGTAGAAACTATACAGTTATCTGACGCTCACCAACAATATCAATTTTTAAGCACAGAAAGTTCTACTAAAATTTTAATTTCTCATAGAATTACGTCACCATTATTGTTAGGTATAAAATCTGAGTCAGGTTTTTCTAGTAATGCAGACGAGTTAAAAAATAGTTCAATATTATTTGACAATACAGTAATTAGACCGTTTCAAGACCTTATTTTGAGTGCGTTTGACGAAATACTATCTTATAATGATATTAGCTTAAACCTATACATAAAGACGTTACAGCCTTTAGAATTTATAGATTTAGAAAACGCTAATAGTAAAGAAGAGGTAGAAGAGCAGACAGGTATTAAAGAGAATTTTAATTCAGATATACCAGATCTTACGGACGAAATGACTAGTGCTATTCTAGAAAGTTTAGAAGACAAAGGCGAAGACGAAAACCTAGAAGAGTGGGAACTTATAGACTCTAGACCGGCTAACGAGTACGACGACATTATTAATCAATCTTTAAATTTAGCTAGTGTGGTTTCAAGTTCGCCAAGTAAAACAAGTGAGCAAGATACTAGTATTATAAAGGTTAGATACGTTTATAAAGGTTCTAGCAATCCTGAGAGAGAGTTTTGTAAGAAAATGGTGTCAGCGTCTAAAGTTTACCGTAAAGAAGACTTAGACAAACAAAGTAGTGCAAATGCTACGCTAAGTCCTAAAGGTGAAAGTACGTATAATATTTGGCTGTATAAAGGTGGTGTTAATTGTAAACATTTTTGGGAACGCAGAACGTATTTAAGAAAAAATAATAAAAGAATATCTGTAAACGAGGCTAGAAAAAAGATTACAGCGTTAGACCCTAGTATGAGAGACGAGGCTAGAATAGAGCAAAACCCTAAAGAGGTGTCGCAAATAGCTGACTCTAGTAATAATTATTGGAGAAAAAACTAAAAAGAAATGGCTACAGCATTATTTATAAAAAAACAAGACTTAGTAAGAAATACTATAATAAATGGCTCGGTAGATGCTGACCTATTTATGCAGTCAATTAAAACAGCACAATACCAACATATACAGGGTTATTTAGGTACAGCGTTATATAACGAAATATCTAATCAAATTATAACAAAAACATTAACTGACGACGTAACAGAATTATTAAACGAATATATACAGCCTATGCTTATACATTTTAGTATGGTAGACTATTTACCGTTTGCTAGTTATGAAATTAAAAATGGAGGCTTATTTAAGACAAGTTCAGAAAAAGGCGAGTCTGTTAGTCAAGATGAGGTTAGCTATTTAGTGCAAAAACATAGGTCTAGTGCTGAGTTTTATACTAGACGTTTTATAGATTATATGTCTTTTAATGCGTCGAGTAAATTTCCTAAGTATTTTGAAAATAATAATGAAGAGATGTATCCACAAAAAAGTGCATCTTTTAATGGGTGGGTATTATAATGAAGACACAGTACAAAGTAAAGACAGTTAATGTTAAAAAGTTGTTTAATTACGTTTTGTCTCAAAAGAAAACAGTTAAGAAAAATGGCAAATGAAATTTATAACAAGTCGTATTGGGGTAAACCTAGTTTACGTTGGGGTTCAGTTTACGAGAAATACATAGGTCAGTATTACGACAAAACAGAAAATACTTATAATGAGATAGTTTCATATTGGAATTAAAATAAATAAAAAAAATGGCAAGTTTAACAGGACAAAAAATTAAAGATACTTACGACGGTTTACTAAAAACGACAGATAGTACACAAGGTTTACCCGAAACAGGTATAACACGAATACAAGATGGTTTAGGAAACCCTAGTAGTTTGAGTTTAGGTCGCGAAGAAGAAGGTGCTGAAATTACAGGTGATTTTAGTGTTACAGGTAATACACCATTTGCTAAATTACCCGAAGGTTTACCTTTATCAGGTAGAGTACCTATACAAGATGGTTTTGGTAATGATAGTACTTTGAGTATTGGTAGTGCATCAGGTTATAACGGTGCAGATATACACGGTAATTTAACAGTAGATACTGTATTTGCTTATCAATTAAAGTCAGATGGCGCAGAAGTAGGTTTAAAATTAGAAAGTGATTCACTATTAGGAACTAAAATACGTATAGCAAATTCAAACGAAACTTATGATGCAGTTATTTCGTCAAGAGGGGGAAATGTAAATATTGGTAGAGTAGACGGAGTTTCTACGAATAACTTAAACATAAAAAAAGAAAATGGTTACGTAGGTATTAAGCAAAAAGCACCGTTAGCACCTTTGCATATTAAAAGGAATGGAGAGGCTATACGATTAGAAAGTTTTGGAGATAACGAATGCTCAATAGATTTCAGACAAGGGAGTGCTAAAAGAGCCTCGATAGAGTATGATAAAACAGGAGATAGTTTAAATATTGAAAGTGCACCTCCTACAGGTACAAGAAGTCAAATTAAATTTAAGGTTGCAAGTCAAACAGGTGGTACTGCAGAGGAGTTTATGCGTATTCAAGGTGCGGCAGGTGAGTTTGATTATAAACAAGTTGTTATTGGTGGTTTAGAATATACAAATAGTTCAAAAGAGTTATTAGTAAATGGAGGGATACTAGCAACCGAGAAGTGTGTTTTAGAAGACGATGTAAGTATTGGAGGTAGATGCGATGCAGATAGTTTTAAGTTAAAAGGTTTAAATGATGC